GGAACTGTTGTTAATGTCACAGCTTCAGCTACAGATGGTGTAGGGGGTGCTGCTGAGTTAATGGCTACAGCCTTATCAGGTTTAGATAGTAAACTTGAAGCATCATTGGTGTCTGTAGGTTCAGTTGTAGAGCTTAAGGCTGTAGCTGGCTACGAGATTTTAGATGTTAATATGTCTGACACTTTTGGTAACTTAGCTTCACATGGATGGGCACAGACTATAGATAGATTAGAGAACTTGCCAAGAAGCTTTCCTTTTCAAGGTGCAATAGTTAAGATAACAGGTGAAGATACTGATGATAAGAATGACTATTTTGTTAAACGTGTAAACGATGTATGGCAAGAATATTCTGACCCATTCTCACGTAGAACTATAGACCAATCAACGATGCCAAGACAGATTAAAGATAATAATGATGGTACGTTTACTGTATCTAAAATAGATTATGAGCGTATGCTAGTCGGTGATGAGGTGACAAACTCAATACCCTCGTTCTTATCTTTTGAAGGTAATGAGACTCCTGTAATTAAGGACGTGTTCTTTCATAAAAACAGATTATGCTTCATGACAGATAGAAGTATTTTGTTTAGTGAGGCTGGTAGATACTTTAACTTTTGGAGAACTACTGTAACTACAACTTTAGACTCTGATAGGATAGATGGTTTTGTTGATAGTCAATCAGCACTTAGATTAGAATACGCATCAGCTCTTGATGAGCTTATAGTGCTGTTCTCATCTAGCGACCAGTTCTTAGTATCATCAGGTAACATCTTATCGGCTAAGACTATTAAGGTGTCACGTATAAGTGCTTATGATGTTAATACAGAAGTGAGACCTATCTTTGTTAATAATGAGTTGTACTTCTGTTCTGTTAAGGGTGACTATACTCAGATTATGAAGTATCGTCTATCAGAGTTATCGGGTAGAACAGTTGTTGCAAATGACATTACAAAACAAATACCACGCTACATACCTAGCGATGTTAATTCTTTTTCATTTAGTGCTGTAAATGGCATGATGTTTTTAACTTGTGTATCTGATAAGAATAACGTATATATTCATAAAGAAACACGAGAGGATAATAAAGTCTTACAATCTGCTTGGTTTAAATGGCATTTTGGTTCAGATATTCTCAACTCTTTTGTATTCGGTAATGATTTTTATATGTTAACTAAAACCCCTACAGGTGTTATCAACAATGATGATTTTGTAATACAAGATAATATATGGGTAAGTCAAGGTTTTTGGCATAGTGATAATATATGGGTGAATAATGAAGACGGGTTAGCTCGTTCATCAGAAATAAATAAGTTAGATATTTTCAATAGTGTTATAGATAACAACATTTATTTAGATAACCAAGTAACTCCATACACCTCAACCATTGATATAGGTAAAATAACCTATAATCGTACAGGTGGTGAGAGTCGTGGACATCTACAACTCAAAACCATTAGTGTTGATAGTGATTACGGAGAGTTTGAATTTAACACTTTTGATGAGAATAGAGGGGTTTTACGTACAATTAACTCAACTTATACCAAAAATCGTAAACCTATGCTCTATGGGAGCTCAAAAAATGTTAAAATATCAGTAGTGAATAAGGCCTTGACAGGCATAGGCTTTAAAGTGAATGACATCTCTATTGAAGGTGTTTGGAATATACGAAGTAGTAGGAGATAAACTATGGCAATACAATCGCAGTTCTATACACTAGATGGCTCAACTAATAAGTTCAGCTCATCTAAACATATAGGTAGTAAATCAAAAGTAGCTGTTTGGTTAAAATTAGTGTTGAATGGTTCTTTTGAACAACTAGACCCTACAACCTTTGACCTTATAAACAATTTTGTCGTTCTTGATGACATACCTGATACAATAGTCTACAGTGAACTAGAAGTTAGAGTTGCTGACGTAGCGTCAGAACTAACCCAAGTTCCTAGTGATATATCAATAGTTGCTGGAGATATTGCAAACATCAATGCAGTAGCAGCTATAGAGACTTCTGTAGTTAAAGTAGGTAATATTGATACATCAGTATCTACAGTAGCAGCTAATGATGCTAATGTTACTAAAGTAGCTAATATAGATACAGATGTTACTAAAGTAGCTTTAGTAGATGCACAAGTAGTATCTGTTGCTACTGATGTAGATAAAGGCTTAGGTACTAATCTACCTACTGATAGTGCTATTCTTAATGCTTTAAACAATGCAACTATAGCAACAGACCAAGCAACTATAGCAACTACTAAAGCAAGTGAAACTTCTACATCTGCTACTAACTCTGAAACAAGCTATCAAAACTCTTTAGCTTCAGCTAATGCTTCAGAAATAAGTAGACAAGCAAGTGATGCAAGTCTATATGACTTTAAAGGTAGGTACTTTCAAGCTTTAGCTTCTGCACCTACTGTAGACCTTAATGGAAATCCTATTGATGCAGGTGACATGTACTTTGATACTACCTTAAATGAAATTAGAGTGTATGATGGAGTAGTATGGAAATCAGCTGGTTCTACAGTTAATGGTACTTCTCAAAGACAAAGTTTTATAGCTACAGCTGGACAAACTACATTCACTATAAGTGGTGGATATGATGCAACCTTTGCTGATGTATATTTGAACGGTACTAAACTTGTAAACGGTACTGATGTAGATATATCTAGCGGTACAGATATAGTTCTTACTGTTGGTGCTGTTGCAGGTGATAATGTTGATGTAGTTGCTTATGGAGCTTTTGAAATAGCTAATACTTATACTAAAGGTGAGATAGATGCATCATTAACTGCTGAAGTTAATGATAGTTTACATACTATTTCTAGTGGTAAAGCTAATCCTGCTTACACAAAAGTTGAGATAGATAGTGGTTATGCAACAAAGACATTAAGCACAACAGCGGATTTGGATGTGCTTAATAAGGTTAAGAATGTCGATGGTGCAGGTAGTGGACTTGATGCTGATACAGTAGATGGAGTACAAGGAGCTTTACTTGGTATAGGAGGACAAGGATATAGTTGGGTAGATGAGACTGCGAATAAAGTATCAGACACTACATATACTAATACTACAGGTAAACCTATAATTATAAAAGTAGGTTCAACAGTCGGAACTGATACATCACAAAACTTTAGTTTTGATATAAGTGTTGATGGAGTCAGACACGGGTTTAATAGTCAACTTTATGGGAGCAATACAGGAATAGTTGATATATCAATAGTACCAAATGGCGCAACTTACAAGGTGAATGCAGTTAGATGTAGTGTATATAAATGGTTCGAGCTAAAATAAAAAGGAAATAAGATATGAAATACTATATGGATACAAACAATAAACCATTTGTCTTTGAAGACAATGTAACAGTAGAGATAATAGCTAAAGTAGAAGCTACTCATAACACTACATTAACAGAGATAACTTTAACTGATTATGAAGCATTAATAGCCCCAACATTAGATGAGTTGAAAGCTAAAAAGATTAGTGAACTAACACAAGCATATAATACAGAGATAGAAGCAGATATAGCTTATATGAATACTACATTCCAAGCCGATAAATATAGTCAAGATATGATTAGTAAAGTATTAGCAGTTGGTTCTGTACCTACAGGCTTATATTGGGTAGACACTATTAACAATCAAGTAGCTATGACATATGCAGACCTACAAGGCTTAGCAGGAGCTATGCTTGCAAGAGGACAAGTAGTATTTGATAAGTTACAAGGGTTAAAAGCTCAAGTAAGAAGTGCTGTTAATGAAACTGAACTTAATTCAATAGGATGGTAATGTATAATTTAAAATTTAGAATAGCATTAAACAATAAGATGATGCTTACAGAAGATTACACTTTTGCATGTATCACAGTACCTGAAGGTTATATATCTGATGGTCTAACAATACCTGTATGGTTTAGAGTATTTGTAAATAAGTATAGCCCTAAGTATCTACCATGTGCTTTCATACACGATTACTTAACAGATGAAGCAGTTAAAGGTAAAGCAACATTTAAAGAAGCTGATAACTTGTTTGAGGAAATGTTATGTATTGCAGATGGTGGAGCATTAACTTATAGAGCTAAAACTATGGTGTTTGGTGTAAGACTGTACCACAAATTAAAGTATGGAGTATAGCATGTGGAAAAAACATAGAATAACTACAAGGTTACTTAGTATAGCTTTGGTATGGGGATACGTCTATAGTGTCCAACAAGACAAAGCAATACCAGAAATAGTATCAACTACAGGTTGGCTAGTATTTTTAGCGTTAGTAGTGCTTACCTTTGGATTAAACAGTATAGAAAAGATTACAGAGCTAGTTAAAGCATGGAGAGCAAAGAAATGATGAAGTTTGAATATATTATGTTCCTCATTCTCATAGGTGCTTTGTTTACTCTTATGTTTACAAATTCATCATTAAGAAAAGAGATACAACAACAAGATGTTATAATAGCAGGATATAAAGCAGTACAAGAAGCTGATAAAGTGAAAGCTAAAGGTATGAAGAAGATTAAAGATAGCAATGAAAGGATAGATAATGTACTTAAAAAAATTAACGATACTCCTATTGGTGGCTCTATCACTCTTTAGTGGCTGTGGTGAGAAGGTTGTGTTTATTCCATGTTATGCACCACCTTTGACTACTAAAGCCCCTAAGCTTGATTTAAACGGTACTCTTACACGTATAGATGATAACTACTTTAAAGTTCATATCAATACTATAAAGAAGACAACAACTTTTGTTAAAGACTGCATGGCTCATGATATAGATATTCATTCAACTTTAGACGCAGTCAATGCTTACAGAAAGAAATTTATTCAAGAGTATAAAAAATGACTCAAGACAAGATAGAACAAGGCTTCGAACGATTAGCCAAAGTAGAGGAGTCTTTGGAAGTATGTCACAAAAGAGTTACATTCAGGGAAGAAGAGCATATAAAGCTTGTAGATAGAATAACTTCAAATGAGGGTAAATATATGCCAGCAGTTAAAAACGCTAATTTTGCACAAGAGCAGGTTATCGACTTAAGGAATAACTTGGAAAAGTTTGCAGAGAAAATAACCAACACAGTAGAAGCTATACACAAGAGACAAGATGCTCAAGACGCTACTTTAGCTGAGATAGCAAATGGCTTACATAACCTAACTTCAACTATGAACTTAAAAGATATAGAGGAAGCTAAACAAAGAGGAGTAAACGAGACACTTGAAAAATTAGCTAAAGAGAAGAAAGCATTTCTAACTAAAATGTTTTTTACATTTGGAGGTAGTGCTTTGTTTCTTTTAGCTTTCAGCATGTGGTGGGTATATAGTTCTATACATGAACTTAAAGAGCATAAAATAGTGAATAAGGCTATTGTATCTCATAGTAAGAATTATGATGACAAATCAAAAGAAGAGGAAGATGAGTAATGAAATATTTTACAGACAATGAAGTAATGTGCAATTGTGGGTGTAGGCTATACTTGCCTAATCCTATACTATTTAAAATGATAGATGAAGCAAGAAGTAGAGCGAAGATACCTTTTGTTATTACATCATGGACAAGGTGTAAAGAATGGAATACTAAGGTAGGTGGTAGTAATACCTCTTCACATCTACTAGGTAAAGCTATAGATATTAAGTACAATAATAGTATGGACCTATTTAAGATAGTGTCAGCTATTATAGCTGTAGGGTTTACAAGGATTGGTATAAACTATAAAGCTAAGTTTGTGCATGTAGATATTGATTTAGACAAGACTAGTCCTGTACTATTCTCATATTAAAGTCATATGTGTGTTTAACTTTAGATAGCACTTATGGTATACTTATACTAAAACATGAGGATTATTTATGGGATTGACAATACCTACTATAACAGATGGAATGTTAGCAACAACTGTTGAAGCTAACATCGATAACAACTTCCAATCACTTCAGGCGGAGGTAGATACTTTAAACACAGATAAAAGTGTTGATGCGTTGCCTCTAAACCCTCAAGCTACAGCACCTGCACAGAGTACCGGTCAGGTCTACTACTCATCTGTAGATAATACTATAAAAACACAGACAGATTTATCAGGTGTTGAGTTGTCATCCGATACAATGGTCATTCGTGTAATAAATAATTCAGGCTCACCCATTTCAAAATTTAAACCTGTTCGTCATAATGGTGTGTCTATAAAGCTTCCTCAAATTGTTTTAGCTCAAGCTGACAGTTTCATTAACGGGACAGTGCTAGGGGTCACATTCCATGATATTTTAAATGGTGCAGAAGGATACATTGTGGTTAGTGGTGTAATTAGAGGGGTGAATACATTATCTCTAACAGCAGGAGTGCCTATATACTTAGACTCAGCACTTTTAGGTGCGTTTGTAACCACAACACCTGATATTCTAACTCAAGTTGGTGGTGTGTTAGACTCTACAACATCAGGCTCATTCCAAGTGTCTATCAGGAACTTAATGAACTTGCCAACTATCGGTGCATACTATCAAACACTTGCTGATACAACAACTATTGACACAACAATTAGAACATGGGGAGACCCCACAGAGTTCCCTTTAGGGTTTTCTACTTCTAAAAGTTTAGCTATAGATATTACAGATGGCTATAGTTTTGTTGTACCAGCTACAGGGGTGTATAGTTTATCAACTGTTGTTTCTATGTCTAACATCCCTGCATCAAATAATGGGTATATTATTAAGTTAGATATTTTCAATGTAACGACTTCAACTGTTATGTTTACCTACAACGCCATTGTAGGTCGTAATGATACAGTTATGAGTGCCTCATTTCCTTTAGATGTACAACTTACAAATGGGGATAAAGTAAACTTGCGTTTCAGTTCAGCTGATAATTTAGGTAGTGGTATTGTTATTGACGGTATTCAGTTATCCATTAAATCAGAACAAATAAGATAAAGGATTAGTATGGCAGCTACAGATTATGTCCCAGCAGGTATGTCTTTACTTGCTATAGGTACAAACCTTTTAGACCAAAAAAGCCAAGCAGAAGCCACTTTAAATCAAATGGATTTACTAAAAGATGAAGCTATATTCTCTGCAAATATGTCTAAAGAGCAGGTAGAAGCTATTAGTTTACAACTATCTTCTGTTATGAGTCAAAGTGCTATTCAGGCATTAAAAGATGAAGCTACATTACAAGCCCTCAGCTCTTCATCAGGCTTAAGTGGTTCTATACGTAGTGATTTAAAATCAGAAGCATCTACGACAAAACTTGCAAGAGACAATCAAGCTAAAAACCAAGCTGAAGCTCAAGCCTCACAAGCCTTAAGTGGCATGTTAGCTAAAGAGCTACAGTTTAAAAATCAACAAGCATCTTTAGCAGATAGTCTATTGACAGGCACTGAGTCCTTCTTAAAATCTACAGCTGTAGGTATACAAGGGTTAAACACAGGCTTAAGTTTTTTAAGCCCTTCACAACAAAATGGTTTTTTCGGGAGATAAGATATGGCTAAAAATTTAAGAGGTACAAACCTTACAACAGACTTGCTTAACATTATGGGGGGAGTTGCACAAACTAATCAGATAAAAGTAACATCTAATAAGAAAGTGTTTAAGGCTGCTACTACTGAGTTAAATAATAATTATGCTAATAATATAAAAAGGCTACAATTAGAGGCTGCAAACAATACAACTTCTACTCAATGGAAAGATACAGCTGGTAAATTAGGAGAGGTAGATACAGCCTATAATAAACAGCTAGGCATTACTTTAAAAAGTTTTGGGGGTGATGTTACTGATAATGAGGATGGTACGTATACCATTAAAGGTGGTCAGGATATTACTGATGAAGAGGCTAAACAAGTTAAAAGTCAACAAGATAGTATGAGTCTTAATATAAGAACTCAAGTTCAATCTCGCATGAAACAAACACTTATCAGTGAAAAGTTAGCTAGGAATGCTGTTTATGTCGACTCTACGGGATATGCCACATCTTTAAACCAAGCAGTTAATGACATAACACAGCTAAAAGGCGATGTAGGTATAGACAAAGCCCTTAATGTTTATGGTAATAGGTTATCCTCATCTTCAGCAGATAATATCACTACTTCATTAAAACAAGTAGATTACACCGATACCTTAATAGACCCTAAAACAAAAGAGTGGCTAAGCTCAGGTGAGATAGAGTTGAAAACTATATTACTTGCTAACAATGAAGGTGTGTTTAAAGTAGACCAAAAGACAGGTGAGGTAAGCATAAAAGATGGTGCAAAAGAGTTTATAGGTCAAGAAGATTTAGCAAGAGTTGTCAATGCTCTTAATATAGGATTAAACCGATATAAAGCTAGTATTAATAAAGGTAAGTTATATGTCGATATAAAGACTGCTACAGAGATGGCTAGAGTGTTTGATGCTCAAGTTAATAATGGTATTTGGTCTAACCCTGAAAAAGCCTTGAGGACAAATGAAGACCTACTTAAACGTATAGCTAAAGGTACAGACAAATATGCGACTGTTAAAGCTAACATTAGAAAGATAAAGTCAGCTAAGAACTTATATGGTGTGATGAGTAGTACAGTAGGTGATGGTACACCAAATGAGATAAAAGAATTTTTAAGTGACAAAACATTCACGTACACTAATGTTAACGGTCAGCCTGAGCTTATAAAAACTGATGTCCGTAAGAGTTTTGTAAAAAGGCTTGTAGATGAGTCTTTTGATAGAGTAGCCACTAATGGGTCCAATATGTCTGATGAAGATAGGGTTAAAATATATGCTCAAATAACACAAGCTTCACTTAATAATGTAGCCCCTAAAGGGTTTATCACAAATTTTACAAATACTATAGATGGTAAAGACAATGTAAGCAACCTGCGAGATTTTAGAACAACATTAGATATATTGAAGTATAAGGCTAATATGTCAGGCAGTTCTGATGCGTATTATGATGCAGGGATTAGACCTGAATTAATTGCGAGTCTTAGTAGTATAATGGTAGATAACCCTGATGCACCTAAACTTACTGACAATGAAAAGCTGCTAAGGGTTAATGCTATTTTAACAACCTCAAAAGCAGAGAGAACATCAACTGTAAAAGCTAATAGGTTTATATCAGCTATAACAAATAGTTACGATAAATTAAAAGTAGCGTTTGATAAGTATAATGCAGGATACTTTGATATTAATATAAATGAAGAACAGAAAAATAGTTTACTTAGAGACTTTGCACAGTTTGGTATGGATAAGAGCTTATCTTTAGATGGGTTTGAGGATTTTGTAAATGGTATTGAGTCTACTGAAGGAGACAGATGGGCTAATGAGTCTACCAACTTCTTTACTACCGATTGGTTTGGTTCAGATACAGCTAAGTTTACCTATGGTGGGACTGTCATAAATGAAACAAAAATAGCTAATGCCAAAAAGATAATGCTTGTTAAAGCTTCAAAAGATAATAAATTACCTTTAGGTATGATAAGTGAAGATGATATAAAAGCTGTTATAAGATACCTACCTGTGCCAAAAAGAGGTAGAGATGTAGGAAACTCTAATTACATAGAATACTTTTATAAAGGTAGACGTATAGGTGAGCTAACATCAGCACAGATAAACACTATAACATCAGAAGACATCTCTGCTAAAGACTATTACAATACCAATAGTAATGAACTATTAGATTTAACAGCTATATCACGTAAAGGTAAATAATGAAAGACTTATTAGGTAATGACGTGCCATATGAAACACCCTTAGAGAAGAAAGTGTTAGGTCAAAATATAGCTAATACGAAAGTTGAAAGTTTAAATACTACCACCTCTCAGCTAGGTGCACCTACAGATGCACAATCATTAACTGTTGATACTCAGCAAGAGTTTAAAAAAGTTAAAGCCTCTAATGAGTTGGATGTAAAACGCTATGAAGCATCAGCTACGGATAAGGTTGTATCTTTCTTACAAAAGTCTTATGAGACAATGAATATAGAAGAGATGGCTACAGCTGTGTCTGATGTATTTACTGATAATGAGGGCATAAGCAACACAGATAAAGAGTGGGTGACTACTATGAAAGACTCCGAGTGGGTTAGCCAATACCTTAGAGCTGTGTATGCCATAGAGCCGTCACAAAACCTTATAGATAGGTTTAGAGAAAGCAAGAACTCGAGAGAAGGTAATCGTATTGTATTGCGAACTGTTGCGAAAGATGCTAAAGATAAAAAGGTTAATGAGTCATTAGGTGAAACTTCACAGACTGTTGCAACTGTTATGGGGGCTTTAATGAGTCCTGAAGTATTAGCAGGGGGGCTAGTTGGGGCTTCTGTTAAGGTGGGTAGAGCTATTAAAACAGCTGTAGCCGTTGAAGCTGGTATAGTTATCGGTACACCATTAGCTCGTAGGTCTATAGATGTAGACTATAGCAATGAAGATGAAGCTTTTGACCTTATGCTAGGGGGTTTATTCCTAATACCTTCAGTCGCTATTGCTAGAAGTGCTACTAAAAAGTTAGGGGAAGCAAAAGCAGCTACCTTAGCACCTAAAGATAAAACACCTGTTAGTGATATTAAGATAAAGGATGATGCTATAGAGGTTGATAGTAATGCTATTATCCCTGATGACATTCAAGTCAAGCCTGATGAAACAGTTATTAAAACTGTGGATAATATTGATGAGGTTAAGCTTGTGGACACTAAGTCCTTATCAGAAGATATTATAAAGCTTGAGAAATCTAAATCAAAACTTGCTGATGAGGTATCTCTAAAAAAGGTTGATAAAGAGATTAAAGCTTTAAATAAAAAGTTATCAAGTATTAAAGCTTTAAACAGGATAGCTAAAGAACTTAAAACCGTAAAAGAAAATATCAAAAAAGTAGGTAACATAGCTGATGAAGAGTTTGCTATACAGCTTACAAAAGAGTATGGAAAAAGTATAGGTAAACTAGCATCAGATATAAAAATGTTATCTACAAGCAAAGTTGGAGATAAAGTAAAACTAACAGATGAAGCTGTGAATGATATTGTAGATATATTATCAGAAGGTTCAGGACTTAGTAAAGCTGAAATAGCTAAAGGTTTAAATAAAGAGACTATGAAGTTCTCTAAAAAACTTAAGATAAAACTTGTCAGAGATAAAGATGGTGATTTTAGTTTAAGTATTGCAGACAAGAAGACAAGTACGAAAGTTAAAGTAGCTGTCGCAGTTGCTGTTGCTGGTAGCACCGAGGGTATGGCTAGTGATGGGTCAGATATCTCTTTCTCTAATGCAGCCCCTTTAGTTGCCCTAGCTGTTATTGCTGGTATATTTGGACGTAAAAAGATTAAAGACTTAGGAGGCATAAAACAAGCTGTTAAAAACTTCTCAGATACTTTACCTGATAGCACTATAAAAGCATACTCTAATGCTAAAAGTAAAGGATGGAAACAAAGTGTTAATGATAGCTTGGCTGTTCTTCGTACACGCTATACTGAAACATACCAAGCTGTAGCAACAAAAGGTGATGATGCTAAAAAACTTATTGATGATTTTGTACAAAACCCACTAGATGCTACTAAAGAAAATGTTGGGCATTTATCAGAGAATATGCAACGTAGATATCAAGATAAGTTTTATAAAAGCTATAGATTAAATGTAGGGCTATTCTTAAAAGCTAATGGTGTTAAGTTTATGGATAGAGTAACTAGCAAACTATTTTTAGATGGTGCTGTAAATCAATTTGATGAGAATGTAGCTAGGCTGTTGGCTGGTGGGGACATTGTAGGTGAGTTCACAGATGAAGCATTATCTATTATCAAAAAAGAGTTTGCAAACCAAAGAGCTGTATACGATGAGTTTCTTGCAGAAGCTAAAGATGCAGGTATGAAGCTTGATGGACTTGAAAATTATTTTCCGAAACTTGCTAATAAAGAGGCTTACTCCCTAGTTAAGAATATGGATATTGAGGGTATCATAAAGCTTGAAGAGATGCTAGCTGGAGCTATATTTAAAAAGATGGAAAAACCTAATTGGAAGAGAGCCTTATCTGAAGCTAGGTCTGTATCTAAACAGTTCAAAGAACATACGCCACTAACCATAGGTACAAATGAAGGGTTACTAGAGGACATGATAAGACAAGCTACTAAATCAGGTGCTTCACAAGATGTACTAGATGACTTAGCTGACAGGTTAGGTGCAAAATATAAAGATGTCTCCAATAGGACTAGAGCTAGAGTTGATTATGATTTTACAGATTTAGAGGATTTTGAAGCTACTGTGAGTGGTGTTAAGATGACAATAACTCCATCTATACTATTCGATATGAGCAGTCAAGGTGTTTTTAATAGATATACTAGAAGTATGGCTGGGCATGTTGCATTTCGTAAAATGGGCTATAAAAGTATGGCTGAATTGGATTTTAAGATTAGCAAGGTATCCGACGATTATGCTAAAAAATCATTACAGGATTTAAAGTCCATAATGTTAGGGGATACTTTACTAGACCCTTCTGATACAATGAACCAACTTGTATCATCTGCTAAAAACATGGCTGTAGGTGTTTATATGGTTACAGGTCTTGTACCTATGATAGGTGAAGCACTTAGAGTCACACTTAGAAGTAGTGGTAAGTTCACAGCTTTTAAACAAACAATGAAAGAGTTTTCAGCACTTGCTGGTAAAGACCCTGATAGTGAACTAACTAAGCAAATAGGTGACTTACTAGGTCATGGTAACTCTAGGTTTTCTACAGGTATAAGTCTTAGAGGTTATACAGATGTTACTAATGCTGAACAACTTATGGATAGCAAGCTTGTTCAAACAACAGGTGTATTTAGGGATATGGTTCTTAGATTTTCTGGTATGATGCGTATGCACGATGTGTTATCTAAAATAGCTATGGCAGGTAACGCTGATACATTAGCTCAGTATCTAGCAGGTAACTTAAAACTTACAGCGTTTCAGATGGAGAAATATGGTATAACTGCTAAAACCATGGAGTTACTTAAAGGTAAATTAGAGCTAACCAAGATTAAAAACTTAAAAGCTATAGATATGAGTGGCTGGACTAAAACACAAAAAGCAGAGTTCACTAAAGTTATGGATGCTATGCAGGAGCGTTATATACAAAATACAAGTATAGGTGGTTCAACACTACTTGCTAAAAACAATAGTGTTGGTGCGTTACTATATACTTTGCTAGGGTATCCAGCTCAAGCTTTTGCTAATCATGGTATTTATGATGCTAGAGGTGCTTTAACAGGAGACCTAGATGCTATGAGTAGTACCTTCTTATGGTTTATGGGAGGTTATCTATCTGCTCAGGTTAAGGATACTCTTAATGGTACAGAACGTAGTGATGATGGCTATTATATAGATAGAGCCTTTCAAAACATACCTTTTTTATCAGGTACAGGGCTTATAGGTAGTTTGACATCAGGAGGTGTGACACCTAAATTGACTAATAAAATGTCGCAAACAGTTGATGACTTAGCTAAAATATTTGGAGATGGAAGTGATGACTAAAAAGGAGCTTGTTAAAGAGATAGACTTGGAGATAGCTAAAGCTATCAAAAAAGCTATGAGTAATAACACTTATGAAGTTTTGCCTTTACTGACTAATGCGATAAACTATGTTAAAGCAAATGAGGAAACATTGGAGCGAGAAAAAGGTACTGTTGAGAAATCAGTTAATCAAAGAGTGAAGGAAGCAAATGAACGAAGACTTAAGAAAGAAAATAATAAGTAAAGACCCTATCAGTGATGACGAGTGGATAAGCTACTTTACTCAAGACCTTTGGGGGGATGTATACCCTGACGATAAATATTATGACCAGCACCTTTTAGAAGATTATTTCATTGTATTTGTTGTCCATGCCTTTGCATATTTAAACTTACCCCGACCTACACGCAATCAGTTAGAGATGGCTAGATTTGTAGCTGATACTAAGAACCCTCACCGTATGGTTATGGCTTTAAGGGGTTTATCCAAGTCTCTTATGTCACAGCTGTATGTTATATGGCGATTAATGCGTGACCCTAATGAGAAGATACTTGTTATGTCAGGTAGTGCCACTCGTGCAATCAACTACACACAGTTTGTACAGAAGCTTTTAAAGACTTTCCCTATAACGTACGATATGGCTCCAAGACATAACAAAGAAAGAACATCTAGCCAAAGCTTTGATGTTGTTGGTGCTACCCCTAGTGATAGTCCTAGTGTGTATGCTGTTGGTGTAGGAAACCAAATTACAGGTTTCCGTGCTACATTAGTTATTTATGATGATATTGAAACTGCTAATAATGCAGCAAGTGTTGTACAACGTGAGAAGGTGGATTTGTTTGCAAGTGAGGCAGCTAATATTCTTATGTCGGGTAAAGATGAGAGTATCACCTTATGTACTCCCCATAGTCAGGATAGTATTTATATAGGGTGGTTAGAAAAGGGGCATAAAGCCTTTATCATACCTGCTGAATATCCTAGTGATGTAAACATGTATGGTAACATGTTAGCACCTCACTTACGAGATATACTTAAAAAGATACCAGCCCTATCAGGTACGCCTACAGATGAGCGTTTTCCTAAAGAGGTGTTAGAAAGTAAGTCTTTGCGTATTGGTAGAAGTCAATATGTGCTTCAATATCTATTAGATACATCATTATCTGATGAGCTTAAGTACCCACTAAAGCTTTCAGATTTTATTGTCGCTGATATAGACTTAGATAAAGCCCCAAATAAGATTACCTACTCAAGTATGCCTGATAATACCTTGTTTGTTAAACATAATGGGTTTAAACAAGACAGGTTATACAAACCTGCTTTTATCTCTGAAGAAGGGCGAGATTATGAGCAAAGGGTTATGTATGTAGACCCTAGTGGTCGTGGTGCAGATGAGCTTGGTTACGCTATAGGTTTTATGTCTTTAGGTAGATTGTTTGCAAAGGAAATAGGAGGGTTAAATGGTGGATATGACAGAGAGACATTAATAGCCTTGTTACTTGTAGCCAAAGCCAATAAGGTTGATACTATGGTTATTGAAAGTAACTTTGGTGACGGTATGTTCAAACAGATTATAGAGCCTTTAATCTTTGAGCTACGCTTGGATATAACTATAGAAGAGCATAGAGCCAAAGGGCAGAAAGAAGTACGCATAATCAATACTTTAGAGCCTTTACTAAATCAGCACAAAATTGTTATAGATAAAAGTATCTTTGATAAAGACGGCAAGAATGGTATCAATAAGTCGTTCACCTATCAACTTACTCATATCACTATTGATGCTGGGTCTTTATCACATGACGATAGATTAGATGCCTTTAGTGGTTTATGTGAGTTCTTATCAGAGAGCTTTAATGTGTTTGCTAATAATGTTCTATCTTTAGAAGACGATGAGGGTAGAGAGAAAGCTTTTAACATTATGTTTGATGAGATAGGCTATAACCCATATGAAGGTTATGCCACTAGGTTTTAGTTATTTAAACAAGCCTTTTTCTCTTTCATCTAACATCATTTTAATGAGGGTTCGCATAGAGCGTCCCTCACGTTCAGCCATTATCTTTAAACGAGTATGGTCATCCTCAAAAATACTTACGTGTTTTTCTTTAGTTTTTGTATTCATTTTATAATCCTTGTTCTATTACATCATATACACTATCGGCTACAAAAGCTTTACCTCCACTTCTATGTACCAGTTCCATATGGAAATCTTGCAACTTAGTAGTGTTCTTCTTTTTACCTATAGCTTTAACTTCAATTGCTATATAGCGTCCATCATAACAGACAGCTAAATCAGCAACACCTACTTTGTTTGCTCTTACAATCTTTATGACATAGTGCCCTTTAGACTCTAAGTAATCTACTATTTCTTTTTGTATTTGACTTTCAGATTTTGACATAATTGTCCTTTAGGTTTACTTTAAACTCTCCAATAGTGTAGCTTGTGTTACATCTTTATCTGCCAACGCTTTCATAAGCCTATCCTCTATTGTACCTACTGCAATATGAATTACCCTAACCTTTTCAGTTTGACCTTGGCGATATAGTCTAGCATTAAACTGCTGATAAGACTCTAAGCTCCATGTAAAACCATACCATACAATAATGCTACCTCCTTTTTGCAAGTTCAGACCATGTCCAGCAGAGAGGGGATGAGTTAATAAAATTTTAATCTTACCTTCATTCCAAGCCTCTACAGCTAAGCCCTCTTTGTCCATAACGACAGCATCTTTAAACTCAGCTTGTAATGCTGCTAACTCATGTTTATAATTATAAGCTACTAAGATGTTATCATCAGGGTTTGCTTCAATAACCTCTTTGAGCGTATCAACTTTTAGGTTATGGATATGATGGACAGTCTTATCTTCACGATAAACATTACCACTACAAAACTGTAAAAGTTTATTTGATAACGTTGCAGCACTCATAGCTGTTATCTTATCTTCTGATGATATGCTCATAATCATATCTTTTTCAAAAGTCTTATACTGCTTAAGTAAATCACCTTCAAGCTTATTAGACAACACTGTTGGTATAAACTCAGGTAACTCCAAGTAATCTTTAGCACTCATAGATAATATTAAAGGGTTTATACTCTCTTGTATTTTACTTACAGCCGAGGGTCTTAAGATATAGTTAAAGCCCATAAAATCCTTTTCAAAATAACGTGAACGGTATGCCGTTATGTTTTTACCCAGTCTTGCTCCTCCATCTAGTAAAAATATTTGTGACCATAAGTCCATATAACCATTAGATGCTGGTGTGCCTGTAAGTAATACCATACGTGTAATCTTATGTAGTACAGTCTTCAAAGCTTTAAAGCGTTGTGAGCTATAAGACTTAAACGTGGATGACTCATCTATAACAACCATATCAAAAGGAAACTTACCTTTATAGTATTCAACTATCCATTTTACATTTTCTTTGTTTGTCACATATATGTCACTACTTCTTTGCAACTTAGCTACACGCTCTTTCATACTACCTGTAACAATAGTAAATGTTAAACCTTTAGTGTGCCCCCAGTTTTTAGCTTCTGTATGCCACACAGTATTAGCAACACGAAGAGGGGCTATAATTAGAACCTTCTTAATATTAAACCTATCATACATCAACTCGTCTATAGCTGTTAAAGTTGTTACTGTCTTCCCAAGCCCCATATCTAAAAATAATGCTGACCTAGGTACATCAATGATATGTGATACCCCACGCTCCTGATAGGCGTGTAGGTTATGTCTATCCAACATATCTCCTCCTTTATACTTTTCTCTCTTGCAATAAGAAACGATTAAACGTGACAGCCTTTTTAATATCTAATGCGTGTTGTATATCCTCATTAGTCTTGTTCTCTTTATTTGCTATTTTACTATACGCTCTTTGAGCATAAACAATAAACTGCTTAGCCAACTCTTTACGTTGCTCTAACAGCTCTTTTGGCACATCACCATATAGGTAATGTGTAGCTTTCATATCTTTTTTCATAATTTACATCCTTCATAATTAGCTTTCTTCCATTTCTTCTGTGCAAATACGGATAAGTCTTTTTCCCACTTACCTGTATCAGGATTGATAGAACCAATACGAGAACTAATCTCTTTGAGGGTTTCATCCATAGCCTTATCTGCATCATAGCCTAGCTTATATATAGCACCTGTAGCTACTACAATCAAATCACATAAAGCATCTACTTTTTCTTCATCTGTAGTATCCGAGTTCTGAAAAGGTTTGAAGATACTATGTTCTTTATACTGTAGTTCATTTAGCTCTTCTTTTAAGAGTCTTACTTCCGTCTCTAAACTAAACCCTTTACTAATTAGGTTTCTACTCATGTTCCAATTAAATATACGTTTACATTTCGTTGCCATTACCATTTCCTTTTATAATTTTTAACCAATGCTTTAGTATTTAAAGCTTTCTTTGCTAACTGCATAAACAGCAACGCTCTTTCATTCATTTGTATATGGTACTGTTGCATATACGTGTTCCAGCTCCTTTGACTATGTGTATTATCTATAGCAGCGAATAGCTTAGATACTTCGTACTGTGATAGGTATCGTGTAAGTTCAAAATATAAGTTATCAAACATAGTAATGAAGTAATATTCTCTTTTAGTATTGAATACTTCACCTTTATATCTTAAGTCATTTAGATTGATATAGTTTCTACCATATAGAGATTTAACTTCTTTACCCTTATGTTTTCTCATAGCGATTAATAAGACAGCTTCTTCATTACTAATATATAACCTTTCTGCTAACTCTCTATTATGTACCCAATAGGGTTTATTAACATTCTTAGGTAGGTTAAGGGGTTCTAAATTATCTGATGCTAACATTATGCCTCCTTACTTGATATAAGCTCCTAGAAGCTTATAATGAAGCATATCAAGAGTGGATAGCTCTTGATATTAAAAGAAGTCTGTTTACTAAGCAGACAAATAAACCAATTAATTTAAGGCAGTTTTCCTTACACATCTTTTAACGTGGATAAGTTTATTGGCTTCTCACCTAGTTGCACGTATATTATTCAATCAGTACTTTGCTCTAGATATGCGTAGTATGCTTCATACGTCTGTATCTTCTTAACTTCTTTTACTGCATCATCTTTATTACCAATACGAAGTCTATACTTCATAGCTGTAATCTTAGCCCATATCTTCATCTCTTCTTGTGTATACATACCCTCCATACGTTCAATGGCTTCTACACCGTCTACCATAGAATAGTGAGATGAATCAGGGTTAAGTAGTGGGTGTTTCATTTTCATTTTCATTTTTATTTACCCTTACTATGATACGTGCCGAAAACAAGGTTACGTGCTATTTGTTTAGCAACATTTTCTGTCAGCAAATCTCTTATTTCTTCTTCATTTAAGCCATTAACTATGATAGAACCTTTTACAAGTTTATCATTAACTTTAGTACGGAACATGATAACCTCATCAAAAGGGTTTTCAATAGTAAACCCTAATTTCATCCAAGATAATTCAATGTTTGTGTTGCTACATTTAAACATACCCCTATCTACTACAGATGCTAACACTTCTTTACGGAACTCATCTAATAGACGCATGGATTCATCTGTAGGAGCTTTATTTTCTGTAATTGTTACATTAGTAGGCTCAATTTTATACTCTTCTGAATTTAGGTGAAAGCTTTCTTGTAACTTCTTTTTTCTATTAAACATTATTTAGATTCCACAAATGGTATAATAGCTGCTGGTTTAAAAATAACTCTATAATGGTAAGTGTTTATAGAAACTGCTTCTAATTGCTCAGAAAAATAAGTTACATTATCTGATAGTCCTAAATAATGTTTTTTATATTGGTTTACACCTGTTTTACAAGTAACTGATAATTGGTTACTTACAGTTTTTACAGAACATCTACCTTGAATTGTTAAGATGTATTCATTTGTTATACCATTATAAAAAACAACTCTACGCTCTAACTCAAAGTTATCTGCTGCTGTGCTTAAGTTACTTGATGCAATTGACGCATCCGAACAGCCTGTAATAGTTAATAACGCTACAATCCCAATCAACCATGTTACAATTTTCTTTTTTCTATTGAACATTTTTATCTTCCTTTAATAATGTATCTAGCATTTCTGTAAACAGTCTAGTTTCTAACTGTGTATGTGGGTCTTTAAATCTTTGATTTACTAGATGAGGTAAATCATTCTTATTTGTCAAATATCCACCAAAGCTAAAAACTCTCTTTTCTAACATATCTAAACCTAATCCATATATTTCTTTACGTTTAATACCTAAGTCATCTTTCGTGAATATGCTTAATTCTTTAGGAGGTAACGCATTTACTATGTCATCCCATACTTTTTGTATTGCTCTTTCTCCCTTAGGTATGATATTACTGGTTCTATTTTTTAAATGTTGTATAAACTCAGGAGGATACCAATAACCGTAGTTAGACTCTGTATATCTTTGACTATGACTAATCCATGCTGGTACTGAATGTGTTCTTAGTTGTTGATACACTTTATACATAGCTTTACCTTTGAAAGCTCTGTAACCTGTGAAATCTACAACTTCAATACAGGCATCTATTGACCAACCCCAATTAAGTAACTCTCTCATAGATGTGTAGTAATACCCATCTTTAATGAAGCCAAATATCTGACACACTCCATCTATACTAGTCAGTAAATCTTCTTCATCAGCATTTATTTTACAAGGTATAAATTTAAAGGTAGAACTAGGCTTATTACCATAACTTTCTTTTAATAACCTATCCCATAAGATTTTATTGTTTTTTATACCATTAGGGTTATCCTTAACCACAGAACATACCTCAGCCATATAAGCTTGTAGGTTCTCTAAGGTAACTTCAAATGAGGTGTCTATCTCATTAAGTTCAAATCCTATTTCATTCTTCATTTTATTTTCCTTTAATTACTACGTCAATATATTCATCTTCTTTTTTGTACCAATCATTCTTAGGATAGTCCCATTCTTCAGCATATTTATCCGATAAATAATCACTGGTGTCTGTATACCCTACAGCAATGTTTTTCAACCATACCCATCTACGTTCAATAATAGGCTCAGGCTCTTCTAAAGTGAATAATGTTCTACCATCAAATAATGCCCAAGTAGCTCTCAAAGGAAGTTCATTTATCCTAAAAGGTGTATCTTGTACTTTACTGTTGTCGTAGTAAATCCTTTCTCCATTAGCACAAATAATGAAAGCTTCACCTTTCATACTTCTTGTGATAAACTCTTCTTTAGTAAGAGTAAACTCTTTTGTTTTATTTTCCATCTTATTTTCCTTTTAGTTGGTTAATCTTTGATTGAATAGCTTTAGCATACTCAACACCCTTCTCCCATTTTTGTCCTGCAAAGTAACTGGCATAAGCTTTATAGTAGTTACCGTTATGTACTTTAAGCCAAAAATGTAGCTCATCTACCATAGCTCTCATATTTACATAGTCATTGTGCATAAGTAGTTTCATATACTTAACTTGACTCTTGTAGCTTTTAGATAGGTTATGTCGGTCTAGATATGTTCTTAGTCTAATATGACCTACACCGAAACAACCACTTAAGTAGTTAGCTCTTTGTAATCCTGCACTACTCTCTTGTAATATAATAGCTCTAAGGCTATAGGAGAGGTTGTATTTCTTACCGAAGGCATTTGCTTTAGCTAATACTCTTTGTTGGCTCAAGGATAAGCTATGAAGCTGTAAGAGTATAGTTAATGAGATTAGTATGTACTTCATTTAATATCTTTTATTCTATAAGTCATTTTTCAATTCCATATTAAATTGGTTTACTAATTCTTCCATGCCTTCGATATCCCTTATACTTGTACCTCTTTCTAATAGCTTATTAAATATTGTGCTATGTGTACTTTCTCCATCAGCACATCTATTATCGTTTATGTACATAATACATGTAATACAAGTGTCATGTACAATACAGTAAGGGCAATAATCACTACCAAAATTAATTTTCATAGGTTCTACAACTGTCACTTCTTCAATTTGGTGCTCAGGTACAAGTATTAAACCCGTCTCTTTGTATATTAATTCATTTTTTCTTTTTATATACTCTATTGCTGTCATCTTATTTTCCTTTAATTAGTTTACTTGTTCTTTTGTAACCATTTGAAATTCACTGTTGCAACAAGTGTCAAAAGAGCTACACAAAATTTAAAATTGTTTTTCATTTCACTTCCCTTTAAAAATAATCTTTATCTCTATAATCTCTTTTGTATCTTTTTCTATAACGTATTGAGCTAAAAATATCAAAAGCTAAAGCAACACCAACAATAATTCCTAAAACTGCTATTATTGACACTTCAATCATCTGCTAACTCCCAATTATCCCATATAGTTGTGTGGTCCTTATCTGATGTCCATGAAGTTAAGCCATTGGTAAAACAAGCCATTTTCCCTTTTCTTGTAAAATGAGAAAAATGTCTTTTATGCGCTTTATATCTAGGAGGGCTCCAAACTATTACTTCAGTATCTGTTTCTAGTTTTGGTAGAGGCTTAATATAAGCCTCTTTAGGAATTTCAAATTCATCCCAAAACAGGGTTTGATTATATTCTGTTATTTCTTTACCTCCGTATGTATAGAACTCTGAGTCTTCATCACAAATAAATAGCACTTCCATAGGGAAGCCTTGCCTAGCAATACTATTCATCTTTTTTATCTCTCCCCAGCCATAAATAAAGTCCCAAACTTTATCCCCTACTTTTGCATCTTTAAATGCTTCTTTACCAATATTATTTTTCTTCATTTTCTTCTCCATTCCACAGTTTATCTTCTTGTAGTTCTTCAAGATATCTGTCTTCACACTCTTCGACATAGTCTTGATACATTTCAAACTCATCTACGCCTTCAGGTAAGGTATCTGCATAAATATCTAACCACTCACTATACTTTAAAATACTCATTTTATTTCCTTTATATCTAAACATTCACTAAGAGCTTTATAATAAAGCTCAAACTCTTTAGTGGTTCCTTGAGGATTTATCTTAACCCAGCTAATCATAATTTTAGTTTTAATCTTATTCATAATCGACTCCTAATGTTTTAAGTTTTTCTACTGCTTCGTTGTAATACCATTCATAATCTAAATCGTTTGGCAATGAGTTACTCAAATTCATCATAGGTTTACAGCCATCTGTTTTTGGAACTTTATTCCCATTTAATTTATAGCTTATATACCCTTTACTTTCTTTTGAATAATACCATCTAACCATTTTACCAAGGTACTCGTTATCATATATACCCCCTCCTTTAACTGTTCTTGCAGATACAAACTCATTTATATCCTTACACTTATTTATTGTATCTTCTAAGGCGTTATTATTTAAAAGATATTCCCTAATTGCCTTATAGACTATCGGTGTTGAGCGACCTTTACTTAAGGTTGTTTCAGCAAAAATCCCTTTACTTTTAACATACCCATTGTATACAGCAACATAGTTGTTTACATTTGCAGCGTGTAAGGCTTTATACTCCCCATGTTCCATATTAAAACCCGTTAACATATCGTTGTCAAAAATGATAGTTTCAGCTAAAGTGACTTTATCTCTTTGGCAAAAATATTCTAATCCATCTGTATTGGCAGAAACAACTCTTATCCCATTATGCTCTAATTGTTCAATTAGCATTAATAACACCAATTGACCAGTTATAGTTGTTGCTAACAAAAGGTTAGGGCTATAAAGCTTAGAGTATTTACTCCCAAATTTACCAAAACTCCCATTAATAACAATCTTTAATGAGTCAGCTACGAGGGTGTCCCCTTTAGCTTTAGCTTTCAACCTTGTCTTCACAATCTTTTCATATACTCTTAAAAACTCTTTTCCTAAATGCTTAGGATAAAGCTCTAAACCTAAAATTATAAAAGGGTAATAACTTGTAAAATCTGCGTTTTTCATTACATGACTATTATTACTTACAATGCTTAATGCTTTTTCTTGACTGTGTAACCCCCCTATACCAAGCTTATAAAAGGTAGAGCCAATTACAATCTTCAAATTAGATAGGTCTTTCGGCATTTTAACTGAGCCATTAGCTGCTAAAGTAAAATCAACGTTTTGAACTAAACACAAAACATCTTTTAAGTCTGAACCAATAAAGGATATATAATCAGGAGCCTTATATTTAGCTTTGTAATCATTATCTAAATCAGGTTTGATTGCGTCAACTCCAACCTTATTAAGTTCTGATGTGATTACTGTTTCGGCTATTTGAGCATCAGACTTTGAACGTAAATCTAAACCATATTGTTCGGACATCTCCACCCTAAGATTGATACGGTCTTTAACAGCATTGTATAGGTCAATAGTCACGTCTAAGTCATTTTCGCAATACTCTTTTAAAGTAGTTGCCTCATCTTTGCTTACAGATTTGCTTGGGTCAAATGGTAAGTCCCAAAGCTTTTTACTTCCAATGCGTGTACCATAGTTTTTAAGACTAATCATAACGGCTGGAGAAGGTTCACTAATATCGAAATGGTCAAAACTTATAGGTTTAACTAAATCGAGGTTACGATAACTCATCCACTCAGGCTGATTATTTTCAATAATTTTCTTACTTAGCACATTAAGTTGTATACAATTTGCACCATCTAAAGCATATACAATCATTGGCATATCATACTTTATTGAATTGAACCCAAAGGTTGTATTTTTAGTCATAACTCTTCTTACAAGTTGTTTATCTTCTTTTGATAAACAACTCTCACCATAACACTCAACAGTTAGTAACCTTTTACGAGAGAGGTCTTTGAATGCGATGAGGAAATAATTAGGGTAGCACTCAATGTCTACCACCACAAGGTTTTTCATGTGTATCCTTTTTAGTGTGATTGCACTTTATTTTAGAGTTTTAGCTCTTTAAAACCTAACCCGAAGGTTAAGCTCTAATAACTAAAGGTCATCGAAGTCATCGAAGTCATCGGTAACATCAGGTGCACTCTCTCCAAAGGCTTCACCATCTTTAACAAACTGAACACCTAACAGGTTTGCATTGATACGCTTCCCATATTTATTGCTTTGTGACCATGGTTCAATGATAGCGTTAACATAACAACCAGCATATAAGACTTCATCCTCTTTTACTAAAGGGGTCTTATCACGATTAATTACTGTGGGTCTTGAGTTATTTGAAGCTTTAACAGCCCACATACCTTCATAACCATCATATTCAATATTATCACCATCTTTAATGCAGATTTTGTCTGATGCTACTTTAGTATTCTTGTTTTCAACTTTACACTCTTCAATAGCAGCGATAACTTTGTCATAAGTTTCTGTATCAGTTTTAGGAAACAAGAAGGTTGCTTCGTACTTTCCCTCTTTGCCATCGAAACTTGATTTTTTGAACAGTGATGGAAAACTTAGTCTTACGTTTTTTAATTGAATTTTTTGTGCCATTATTTATCCTTTTAGGCTTTTTATTTTAATCTTTTAGTTTGAACATTATCAGGGACGATGTGTAAAAGTATATCATTATATGCTTTAGGTGCACTTAAAGTTTATCAAAACTATCACACGTTTGTTCGTTGATGTCAGGTCGTTTGTCAGTTAGTGGTGCCAAGACAGGTTTACCTTCAGGCTTTATAAGCAATTCTTCCAACCCGTCATTAGGAAATTCTTTTAAAAGTTTAGTCATAGGTTTCAACTTTTGAACGTAAATATCTTTACCTTTTAACTTAGCTTCTACTTCTTTTTCATTTCCCCATTTACGGTTGGTTTTAGCTGCTACAAGTTTAAACCCTTCAATGTCTTGTCCTTCATTCATACGCTCTAAAGCTATTGTTTGAACAGCTTTTACAAAACCTAAAATGAGTTCAGAGTTAGCAAGTATTTTAGATATTGCCTTGTTACTAACCTTATCAGCGTTACCTTCAATATCTTCTAAGTTGTCAAAGTCTGATGTAACTATTGTTTCAACATGTTCTTTTAGTGCTAGACACTCCCCTTGATGTGGGCAATACTTACATGCTTTAGCTTCAGGGTTAAAAGGGGCGTTGTCTGTTAAAGCTAACTCAGCCCTAGCTGCCACCCACTGACCCCAGCCTTGTAAAGCTTCGGGCGTTGTTTCCCATGATGAATAATGTGAAGCCCTACTTTGGACAATATGCAACTCGACTTTTTCAATGTCATAAATACTTTCTAGTTCTTTTATAACTCCTATGCCACAAAGTTTGAGCTGCGAGTTATCTTCAGCATATACAAGGTTATACCCAGTTTTAAGGTCTACAATGTGTAAAGTTTTACTAACTAGAACTGCGTAATCTCCTGTACCGAAGCCTCCAGGCACAATATGGGAAAAGTCGAAACGCTCTTCAATCATTTCGACTTTCAAGGCTTCTCTATCTGTGCCATGTAAAGCTCTACAATAGTGAACATAGGCTTCTGCTGTTTCTACCATTTCGGTGTCATTACATTCCCACTTTTCCCATTTAAGCATCTTCTCACCTAAGGCATGACACCGTGTACCCCATTCAGCAGCGTCATTAGTTGACTCTTTATAGTTCTCAGTTGCTTTGATTGATGCTGGACAAGTTAACCAACGATGTGAGCCACTTGCACTTAATTTTGCATGTTCCATTATAAAGCCTTTAATTGTTTAAAGAGGTCGTCATAGTCCTCTTCTTTAACTTCTGAAAGTTTTGAAGAGAACTGACCGATACACTCTTTTACTTTTTGTCTATCTATGCGAGTAACGGCAGCCTGAGCCTCTTCTTTAAGTTCGGCTAAGGTAATGTTAGTCTGTGTAACTTGCTTAGGTTTAGTTGTCTTTTTAGTTTTAGGCTTTGGCTCTTCGGCTTTAGCAACTGTTGGTGCGTCATCTGTTAATAGTTTGATATGAATATCTAAAACTTTTTTAGCTTCTTCAAGCATATCTAAATCTACTGTGTTGATTTTTAGTGTTAATTCCATTTTATTTTCCTTCTTATAATTCTTCAAAGCCATCTAATAATGGCAACTCCATAGACTCTTTAAACATGGTACGGATTTCTTTATCACTTAGTCCTGACTTAGCGAACCATATCCCATGGGTCTCATTTTTCCACCTTACTTTTTTAGGGAAACGGTTATAGCCTAACCCTCTAAGTAACTTCGTAATCTCATCTATTTCTAACGCGTCATGCTCCCACTCACCCCCTTGTGTTAATTTTCGTAACTCTTTTGATGAAACAATATCTTTTATTACTCCTCGTGAACCTAAAGCTATCAACTCTTTTAAATCACTTAGGTTAGATGTTTTGCTTTCTTCAGTAGCTATCATTCTAGCCTTATGTATTGATGTAGGTGGAAAGCTATGACTAAACCCTGTTAAATCTACCTCCATTAACCATTTATGGAACTCATCGCCACACTCCCCATTAGCAAGGTCATGTAAAGGTTGAAAATAATCTCGTCTATTCTCGCCACTAAGCTCCTCTAACTCCTCTATAGAGTTGAGCTTGGAGAATACAACCCACCACCGTCTATCATCAGCACTAACAGGGATTGCATCTTTAAAGTTTGTTAAAGCTAAAAAGTTACAATAGTTAGGCACTTCGCTAGATGCCTCGTATTTCTCAACCCTTGAAACGGTGTTGTTTGTGATGAAAGGTTTTAGTTGATTTAAAACTTCAAAGCGATTATGCCCTGCAAGTTTTATCTCTTCTAAAACTTTAAACACTCCTGTAGTCGCCCAACTTGTTTGAGGCGATACTACTACATTGCTATCAACTGTACCAGAGTTAGCTTGACCAAACACGTTATTAATCATGGCATTACCTATAAGTGATTTTCCCAAACCTTCTATGGATTGTATAAGCGGTGTCCATAAAACTTTAGTTCCGAAGTTTTGAGCTTGAAACGCTAACCACTGAATAAGTGTTTTAGCTTCGTCTTCTGTGATAAGGTATTTTAAATGCTCTTCAAATTTAGATATAAGGTACAAACCTCGCTCACTGAACTCTTCAGCTATAGGTGGACGAGACGCTGCAACAAAAGTATTTAATACATTCCCTCCTGACTTATTACTAAAAACTACTTTGTTACTTTTTGGGTTATACTCATGATTAGAACAGATTTTAATCATGTTCATATTTAGCAAAGTTTTAACAGTCATTGACTTTAAGCCCATTTTTTCTTTAAGGGTTTTTAAATCTTCACTGATTTTACCTGTTGCTGCTTCAGAACCAAAACGCTCTTTAGTGTCAATAAAGTAATACGGCTTACTCAAACTCTCAACATAAACAAGGTTATCAAGAAAGTTTAAATCACCCTCATCAATCTCTTCTTTTTCTTGTTCGGGCTGCATCTGTTTTACTAGTGTCCTTGCTTGAATAACAGGTAATTTTTTCTCCTTCATTTTAGCATTGATTTTAGTAGCTAAATTAAGGCGGATATCTTTGTCAATTCCGTTTAAAGAATTTAAAGATTTTTTAGCTTTTAAATCTTCTAAAATTTCGTCAAAATTTTCAGCTTTTTCAATACGACCTTCAATCTCTTCAATAAAAGAAGTGTTTGCAAAGGCTCTCAAACGCTTATAAGTTATCTTATCGGCTTTTAAAGCACCTGAGTCCCACTTTTTACGAGTAAACTCTTTATCGTATTTGTTAGCTGAACGCTGAGAAAATTCATCAAAAAGGGTGAGACCTCGTTCTTGGAACGGAAACAGGTCAAATAACGCCATTCCTACTTCCAACCACTCGTCATATTCCAAATTGGTTTTAATCGCTTTAAGGCACGTTTCCGCTTCATTAAATGACATATCCTGCTCTTTAATTGCAAGGGTTAAGTCGCTGTCCTCTTCTTTGGTAAAGTCTGAACGGTCTCTAAGCTCTAAGATTTCAAGTATATTTTCAGACCACTTATTGACGATAAATTCTTCATCAAAATCAGACCATTTGTAGGTATCAAAATCACCCTGTTTATTTAGCACTTTTGTGCCTACAATCGGGATAACAGATTGATACCCAGCATAAATATCCAAACTAGGGTATTTTTTGCTTATGTTCCCAATAACTTTTTCGGGATAAGCATTTGCAAAAGCATAATGTTCACCACCCGAGGGCGTTAAAGCAAAAGGTTCAGGTGTGGAGCCTAAATCTGAAATAAAAGCTTTCATGCTTTCACCCCCATCTTGATAATTGTCATTGTCGACAATTATCAAACCTTTCGGAATAATTGCAACGTATCCAGTAGCAAGGTTGTCAAAGGGCTCATTCACCCTTTTTGAGTATGAGCCTTTTACGTTTGAGAACTTTTTGTTTTTAACTGCCTTTTGTAGTGTGAACCCTTTTGACAAATATTTGTCGTATGAGTCCTTTAAGTTTAAATCCATTTTTTCTCCTTTAAGTTTAAAATCTTATTTTAACATTAGTTTGCAAAAAAGTACCCCGTTACGTGTGCCCCCTCTGTCCCTTAACCTCTCTATAAATATATATTTTTTTTATTATTTCTAAATAAAATATATATATTATATACCCTTTATATACTATAGTACAGTGGTACAGTGGTACAAAATAGCTTTTTTCGCCTTCTCTAGCCTTCAGAGCATGTTCCATATAGGTTGACCTATAACGGAACATTTTTTTTCGGGTCACAGCGTAAAAGTGGCACTCATTGCTTACAATCCACTTTCAGCTAACTTTAAGCATAAAAATTAATTTCGTTAATTTTATATTGCTTTAAGTTAGATAAATCTAATCTTAAATTTTCCACTTTTCCTAAAATCTTTTTTTGCTCTATTTTTAGGTGTAAATTTTCCTTTTCAAGCTTTCTTAAATAACTATTAATTAATTTAACTTGTTTGTTATTTAAGATAACTTCACTATTTGAGCTGTTTTGGAAGTTTTCTAAGGCTTGAAGCAGTTCAATTAAATCCATATTTCTACCCATTCATCACTTGGGAATTCTTTAATATCTTCATTTGTTTCTATATACCATTGAAACTTTTTTTGGTATATACGAGCATTAAAATGTTGCAAAATGCCGTTCAATCTTTCTTTACTCACGTTGCTAGTGTAGCCACAGTTTGTCACCTTTAGTGTTTTATCTTCATCCATTATTGCTATCACATTGCCATGCAAGACAAATTCTGTGTACCTTTCGTTTGCTCTAACAAGTGTATTTCCACTTGAAAAGCTTTTACGATTAATAAAAGCATCAACGCTTAACTCTGTTACTTTTCTCATTTTTTATCCTTTTATATGTTTTTAAAATATTTTATTGTCTTGCAAGTCTATAACTTGAATACGTAATTCTTTACATTTGTGCTTTTTTTCTAAAATGACACATACTTTTTCAGCCTCACTAAAGCTTTTCGCTTTAGTGTAGAGAATAGTTTCCTTTTCACTTTTTGGGCTTATTCCCCAAACTGCATACTCAAACATCTTTTTATCCTTTTATGATTATATTTCTAACTACCTTTAACGTTCAAAGGCACTATAAAAATATAGTTTAAATGCTTATGGTGCAAGAGCTTCTTTATTCCTTTTTACAGGCTTTAACCATAAGACTTTTAACAATAGTAAGTGAAAATAACATTAGAGCGTTTTTATATCCTCTAAATAGCCTTATAAAACGCTATAAGGCTATTATTAAAGATATAAAGGGCGTTAACCCTTTATAGATTATCTTCCTCTAAAATCGAAGAGGTAGATAGTTATCACTAGAAAGATAACCAACCCTTCAAAAGTTATCATTTTACCCCCTCTTTTTTCATTAAGTGCAAAATAGTGTTTGAGAGTATATTAAACCATTTATCTATGAAATCACTCTCTTTTTTAGAGGTACTTAAATCATAAGCCCAGTTCATACCTATAGCTAGTATGTCATCATACATGTACGCATGATTAAAATAAGAGGGTAATCCTTGCAAGTGGTCAGCTAAGCATAACATGTAACTACCTTTGAACCTTTTAAGATTATTTGCATAGTAAGCCTCTTTTTCAAGACAGTTTTTAATGTATGTTAATTTTTCTTTTGTTGTGCCGATAACATCTTCGTCTATAGACTCTATAATATAAGCTTGTTTAAGCTGTTCTAATCCTTTAATATTTGACATTTTAAGATAACCTCCCTACATAGCAATAACTATCATATTGGTTTGCATGTATTTCGCCGTCTCTCCATAGGCTATTCGAGTAATTGTTAAAGGCCTCATTAATAGCGGATATGTCATCTTCACTATATTGCTCTATAACCATAGGTAATATTTCGTCATCAAATTTTTCGCTTAACTCTTCTTCAGAACTTATAAGACTATTATTATAGGCATACTCTTCTATTATATCTATTGAATCTACTTGATTAAAGTTTCTCATTTTTTATCCTTTTATTTTTATATATATTGTTTTGTATCTGTATTAAATACAAACGTCATTAAGCCCGTAATCATAAGGGTTGTTAAGCCCCCTCCTATTATGTTTAGGTTTGCCATGTCGGCACCCGTGAAAATTAACCAGCTACTAGCTAAAAAGCTAAAGCCTAAAATTGTATTTGTTAACATGTTTTTATCCTTTTATTTAACTCTTTGGTTAAGGGTTTGTTGACCCCGTCTCTTTCTTGGAATACCATTATGACATAAGTGATAATACGTGTCAAGCCTAAAGTATACTTTAGGCTTATTATAGGCTATTTAGCTTATATCCGTTTCATTTTGTAACACTGTACCCCTTATAAATAAAACTATTAAGGTTTTTAAAGTTTTTTATTTTTGGGGTATTCGCGTGAAAAATACTTGTTTGCTAACATAATATCTTTTTATTTTTTATCTATCACGCCATTTTAGTTTAAAACTTGTTAGCATTTAGGGCATTTTAGTTAAAAACTTGTTAGCAGCTAAGGTTATACGATAATGGTTATCAAAAATAAAACGTTGCTAACAATATATTATTTTTTTTATTTCGACTAACACGACGTAAAAGAGTTAAGGCGATAAGGTTGAAAGGCTGAAAAGAGTTAAGGCGATAAGGTTGAAAGGCTAAAAAGAGATAAGGCTAAAAAGAGTTAAGGCGATAAGGTTGAAAGGCAATAAGGTTGAAAGGCGATAAGGCTAAAAAGAGATAAGGTTAAAGCTTGTTAGCCCCTTGCAAACAAAGAGGTTTGAAATCCCTATATATGTATAGAGTTAAAGTAAGGTTGGGTTTTAGGGTTGTAGGGTTGTAGACTTAAAACCTATTCCTATAAGGCTATAAACATATTAGCCCCTTGCTAACGCAACGTTAAAGCCTTATAGCCCTATAAGTTGATGCCTATGACGTAATGTAAACCTATAAGGCTATGAGCTTATTATGCTGGTAGGCTACGGGGGAAATATAAGTCCTTTTAGTGGTGGGAATACCAACTTAATATTTCCATAGCCAATATAAACAGCTTAAATCCACCTTAAGCCAACAGCTAAAAGGGCTAAACCCACCAGCTAAAAGGGTTAAACAACTAAAAACAGTACAGTTAAAATCGCCTAATAGGAATGTGAGGCATACAAGCCAATCCATAACTGCAAACAATGCTTATAATACGTGTCTTATGTTGAGGCTTGTGGGATGTTAGGCTATGAACTGTGTAGTAATCACTGCAAAGAATACAGTGATTACCTAAGGAGTCATTTATGAGAAGACTGTAAGTGTCACCATAAGGGAAGGAAGTACCTTATGGCTGTAAAAGTATACCATAAGCTTATCTTACTTGATACTTTTTAGGTATTTTGTATCCATTCTCTATAAAAATCTTGTGGTCTATGTGCGAAACTATGTGGCTAATGTTCTCACCTTCAGTTTTAGGCTTAGTATAAACTTCTCTTGAAGTTATAGCCCACTGATAATGTGGTTTTGATATAGGTACATTACAAGAAGCTGTAGTGATTAAACCTTTATCATAGTCATCACCTACATTATCATGCAACCACTTAAACCAATTGAAGTTACAAGCTCTTTTCCAAAACCAACCCCCTTGCTCACGTGTAGCGTCAAGGTTAATCTCATCTAGGGTTAACTCTACATGCCACACCTTAGGGGGTTTAGGGTCTAAACTTGTATCACACCCACTAACCAACAACCCCACTGCCAATAATACGCTTCCTAGTTCTCTTCTCATAATAATCTCCTTAATCCCTCTTTGTATTATTAATGTTAACCTATAACACCTTTAGGTTTACTTAAGGTGTTCAGGTCGTTGGCTCTCTATCTCATCTTGTTTAGCTGCACATATACGTGCATCAGTCTCTAGGACTCTTAGAATAGCCTCTTTGTGTAACTCTATAAACTTATAAGTCATCTTGAACTTCTTATCATACTGCAAACCATGAGCATCTTTCATCATCATAAGGTAATTGTTCTTCATAGCTCTCAACATCCAAGCTATAAGGTTATCTGTATCATGCCCATAGGCTGCAGGTTCATTTATGTAGTGTGCATACAGCATGATTGGATACCTTATCATCTTATAAAGTTGGAACTGAGTGACACCATGCTCTATGAATATTGAGTGGATTGTGTTATGATATGGTAAAGAGAAAATACGCTTAACCTCATAAATGCTTGAGGGCTCTATTGACGTACAACGATAAAACTTTGAACGCAAAGCTTTCTTTAGTGGTGGTGGGAAGTTAAAATATTCTTTTGTCATATGGTATAATGTGATAAACATTCTTAAAAAGGGCTAAAACATGAGTGAGAATACTAAGAACTTAGAGCTTGAAGAGGTCAATGACCTTCAATCCCTTGCTAAATGGTTGAAACAAGAGTTCCCCGACAAGATGGTGATGGACGCTATGAGTGAATTCACTAGAGGTCAAATGGCTGGAGCACAAACCCTTGCCAATATTCTTATAGAAAAGATTGAGGAGTAGATTATGCCAACAGACCCATTTGGAATTACAGCTATTATTGGATTAGGTACAGCCATTTATGGTGGTATTCAAGCAGATAAGGCTAGAAAAGAAGCTGAAAGAAAAGCTGCAGCTGATTTAAAAGAGTTAGAGCGTATTCGCAAAGATACAAGATACGCAGAAGCCCCATCTGTATTAAACGTAGGTGCTGCACGAACAGATACAGCTAACAATGGTGGTTTTGAATTTCTACGTCCACTACAATTAGGAGCATAAACTATGACACCAAAAGATTTTTATAGTAAATATGAGTCAAAAAGAGGAGACTTCTTAGATAGAGCTGAAACTAATGCTAAGTTCACCTTACCTTATGTCGTACGGTCAGACTCAGCTACAGGTTCAGATGGGTATGAAGACGAGTATGGACAATCCTTCGGAGGTAGAGCCGTTAACTCTCTTAAAGCTAAGATAGGTATGTCTTTAATGCCTCCTTCAACCTCATCGTTTCGTTTTGAGCCTACAGAAGATGAGCTTGATGCCTTAGTAGGACAGATTTTAGCTCAACAGCCTCTTGAACAGCAAGATGCAGAAGGTGCAAGAGCTCAAGTGTACACTAAAATCTCTATGGCTGTAGACCGTGTAAACAAAGAGATTAACTCTCAGTCTATTCGTGGGACACTATTCGACATTATCCAACAACTATTAATCGTAGGGGCTGTTATTGTTGAAAAGTTGCCAAAGAAAGGTGTAACATACCATCCATTAACCTCATCAACAGCTAAGTTGGATAACAATGGCACAGCTGTAGCACTATGTATTGTTGAGAAGTTATTATCTCCCCCTAAAGAGTTTCCTAACTTAGAAGAGAAGGACGAGTATCTCCTATACACTAAGCTTATGAAGCACCCTGAGACAAACAAGTGGACAATGTCTCAACAGATAGACGATGAGGTCTTAGAAGACGTTGCTACCTACACAGATGATACAGTACCATTCTTTTATGTAGGTTGGACGTACCTTATAGGCGATGCCTACTCAAGACCATTCGTTGAAGACTACATTGAAGACCTTAAACAGTTCTCTGCACTATCTAACCTCGTAACAGCTGGCTCAATCGCAGCAGCTAAGACACTAATCTTTGTTGATGGTCGCTCAGGTCGCACAAGACCAGCAGACATAACACGGTCACGTAACCTTGATGTCATTACAGGTAGAGCTGAAGACGTGTCAGCGTTTCAGTTAGGCAAGAACTATGACTTTCAGATGCCAATGCAAAAGCAAAATGAGCTTAAGAGAGAACTAGCATCAGCGTTCTTAATGAACGAGAGTGCTACAAGAGATGCTGAGAGAGTTACAGCTGCTGAGATACAACTTATGGCTCAGGAGCTGGAGACAACATCATTAGCAGGTGTGTATTCAAGACTAACTGAAGGGTTAATCAAGCCTATTATCGTTAGAGTTATGGGTGAGATGGGCATAACTCTTAAAGACCTTGCTGTAGTTATGGTCATTGGGTTAGATGCACTAGGTCGTTCACAAGAGACACGTAACCTTGATGCCTATGTTCAAACGCTAAACGCTATTGGTGCTGGCAACAGACTGAAAGCTGGAGAGTTGTCTTCACGCTATGCAGGGCTGTACGGTGTGAACATGACAGGACTACTTAAGACTAATAAAGAGTTAGAGGCTGAAGCACAAGCTCAACAACAAGCTCAACAACAAGCTATGGCTCAACAAGCTGGAGCTCAAGCCTCAGGACAACGAGCTGGTGAGGCTGTTGGAGATGCAGCTGCACAACAAATGCAACAAGCCCAACAATCTTAAAAGGAGGTGGTCATAATGGTGAAAGTATATTCAGCTAAAGAGTATCAAGACAAAACCAGCAAGAAGACTAAAGCTAAAACATCTAAGTAATAGCTTACCTTCTTAGTCACTTTGGCTCATCTTGCCTGATGGGTCATTCAACAACAATAAAAACAAGGATAATAAAATGGCAAACCCAAATAATAGAAGTAGAGCAGTATCGACTGTCGATACAACACCCCAAGCAGAACTATTAACACTAACAACTGAAGAGTATATGGAGCGTTGTAAAGCTAATGGCACAGTGATGGGTCGTAAACCTGATGAGAAGACAAAGTGCTCTATTGAAGAGCTTAGAGTTCTTATTAACTCTAATTGGACACCTCAGATGGTTATGGATAAGCACGGGATGGATGAAGAGACTCATAAACAACTGTTATGGGAACTAAGTAAAGCTGAACGTAGGGATACACCTATCAAGTTTACTAAACTAGCGTATCAAAAAGGATAGGACATGAGTGATACAGTAAATGTGGATACCCCAGCTGTTGATACACCTCCTGTCGTTGCTCCTGACGCTAACTTACCTTCTACACAAGAGTCAACCACCTTAGATACAACTAAGTGGGATGTCAATAGCTTGGCAGATAAGTTTACAGATGGGAAGTTACACGGTCAGTTTGAAAGTGTAGATGACCTTAGTTCTGCCTTCATGGAGTTGCAGAAGAAACACGCTAACTATGTTAGAGAAGTAAAAGATGGAGTTAAAAATGATGAACAAACCCTCGACCAAATCCAAGAAACCCGTAAGCAAGAAGAAACCCAAAACCAAACGATGAACGAGCTCGTAGCTTCATTAGTCACAGGCTCAGAAGTTACAGATGAAGTAATAGCTAAAGCTGAAGAAGCAGGGTTAGACATTAGAGACGTTAAGCTTAATGCCATTGAAGCTAAAGAGGCTGTACAAAAAGCTTATAACATTGTAGGTGGACAAGAAGAGTATCAAGCTATGCAAGAGTGGGCTAAAGACAACTTAAGTGAAGCTCAGATTAAAGAGTTTGACAAGAACTTAAGCTCCCCTAGTTCAGAACTCTTCATTAAAGGTCTACATACTCGCTATCGTGAGAGTGGTAACCAAGACACCTCGGCACAGCCTACTGACACAACACCTACTCAACGCATATCAGGTGAACCGACATCAGTTGGTGTGATAGGTTATGCTACACAAGCTGAGATGTTAAGAGATGCTGCCTACGTTAACTCGCCTCGTGGTGCACAAGATGCTGGAGCTAGAGAACAATACGCTAAACGCATGGCTAAGACTCCAAATAACGTGATTTATGGATAAGTGCTTGACACTTATCGTAAATTAGTATACAATTTTAAATAGTGACTCGTTAGGTAACTAGCGAAATCAACTTGCATTACTCACAAGCACGTTTCGGAATTGTCTGATGTGTGTCCTTAGGTTTTGTATATTGCTAGAATAACAACGTCGCAAAATACATAAAAACTTAAAGGATACACAATGGCATACACAGGTTCATTAACCCCAAATACAGGTACAGACACATTAGGTGCGTTAAATCGTGACGTTTTCGCAGGAGTTTTAGCTGCTTACAAACGTAATACAATTTTCGCTGACAAGATTTCAACAAGAATTATCACAGGTGGAACAGGTGCTCAATTTATCGTTGAAGGTAAAGAAGATACAGTTGATACAAATGTAGCCACTTATGCTGCTGGTGCACAAGTTGATGTTACAGGCTCAACTCAAGATGAGTTAATCATTAACCTTGACCGTCCACAGTATATTGCTCGCCGTATTGACAAGTTTGATGAGGCTGTAGCTTCTTACGATGTAGTTCCTATGAACCTCAATCAAATTGGTGCTAAGATGGCTAATGTTATTGACCGTAAATCAGTTGCAGGTATTGAAGCCGCATCTTTAGCTACAGGACTTGTTTCTAATGGTAATGGTACAGTTGTTGTTAATACAGCATTGCTGGGTGGTGTAGCAGCAGCTACAACTCCAGCAGGTCTTGGTGATGAGATTGTAACTTCTGTTTATGCCGCGATTGCAGCTTTACAAGAGAATGATGACTTCAACGAAATTTATGTTGCAATGTCTCCTACAAACTTTCAATACTTACCACAGTCTTTGAATATTGTTTCAACTGACTTTTCAGGTGCTAATGGTGGACTTGATACAGGTATCGTTAAAATGATTGGTGGAGCTAAAGTTTACTCTTCAAACAATATGCCAGCAACAGCAGGTCTTATTGCATTAGCGTGGACACCTGAAGCAGCGGGTTGTGTAAAACTTTGGGATGTAAAAACCAAAATTACTGAACAACCTGACTTTTTAGATGCTAAGCTTATTACAGCCCACTTCTCAAATGGTATTGCAGCTCTTCGTCCTCAGTCTTCTGTATCTATCAAAAATGTTTGAGGCTATTTTAAGCTCTTAATGTTACAATACCACACTATAAAAAGGTGTGGTATGAAAAAGATATGTAATAGATGTAATTTAGAACTTCCTTTAAGTGAAGAGTTCTTTGCTTATAGAGAGAATGGTATATTCAGAGCTCAGTGCAGAAAGTGTATTAATAAAAGTATTAGGCTTAGGCAAAGTATAATCTTACAAGTTAAACGTGAAAATAGAAAAAAGGCATTAGCTATAGAGCTAGAGTTATTTAACAGTGGATATAAAAAATGTACAAACTGTAATCAAGAATTGACTCTATTGATGTTTAATAAACATAAAATGGGTAGGTTTAAGTTAGACAGCACGTGTAAAAATTGCAAACAACATAGTAAAGATGCTTCTAAACCTTATTTACGTAAATGTACTGAATGTGGATTGGAAGCTACTACTACTGATATGTTGCCATACTTCAAAAAGGGTAAGAGCTTCAAGTATGGTAGGAGACCTATATGTAAGGTGTGCCTTAAAAGTAGAGAAGCTAAAACACGTTATAAAGGTATGTTAGAACGTAGATGTAAAAAATTTGGTATAAGTGTAGTAGAATATACTAATATGGTATCTACTCAAAATAACTCTTGTGCAATATGTAAGAAACATAAAGATGATTTCAGTGGTAGAGGTAATGCTTTCCATATAGACCATTGCCATATAAGTGGTAGAGTTAGGGGCTTATTATGCTCTAACTGTAATACAGGCTTAGGTCAATTTAAAGATAATATTAAATTTATGGAAAATGCGATACAATATCTAAGCTGATTAACCTTAACTCCTTCGGGAGTTATACTTAAGGAGCTATTATGGCATTACAAACAGACTCACTAAAATTCAAACTTTACGCTATTAATATCATGCTACAAAGTATCAACGAACTACCTATTGTAGATGAGTCTGATATTGCAGCCTTAACAGAAGCTCAAATTGCAGAGTCTACTTTAGAAGAAACTAAGATGGAGGTTTTATCTGAAGGGTGGGATGCTAACATCGATTATAATTGGGACTTTGCTCCTGATACCTCAGGCTCTATACCTATACCTTCTAATGTCTTATCACTATCTGATGCACAAGGTAGATATTCAGTAAGGGACTGGTTATTATATGATAAGCAAAATCAAACTATTAATATTGATAAGCCTATTTCATGTGACGTTATATGGAACATGGAGTTTAATACTTTACCTCATGCACTTAGATATTTTATAACTGTAAAAGCAACAAACACCTTTCAGTATAGAACTATTGGAGATACTTCTCAGTACCAATTCTCAAGAGAAGACATACAAGATGCAAGATATGCTGCACTTAGAGAAGACGACAACTCATCCCGTAGAGGGCTTAATAGTGGTCAGTTCGCTACAAGCTTTATGAGAGGTTAATATGGCACTCATTCATAAAAGTATTGGTGCTGGTCAGAACGGTGTCTCTCAAATACCACAACTTAATAGACCTGATGGTTATGTTGAGGATATGATTAACTGTATACCTACTTTAGATAGTGGTACAATGAAACGTAACCCTATGCGTAAAATAACAGATGATGCAACACTATCTCTTGATGAAAATACTTGGGTCTATTCTTATGATAGAGGTTACACCTCATCTAATCAAGACGATAGGTACTCTATACAGCTCAATGGCTCAACGCATAGAGTCTTTAACTTGGGTACAGGTGAAGCCTATCCTATAAACTATGCCGAACCTGATGACGCAGACTACCTTACATCAAGCATTAAGAATAACTTTGCAGCTGTGACGCTTAAAGATACAACAATCATAACTAACAAAACAGTTGTACCTAAGATTTACTCCTTAACAGATGACCCTAATGGTGCTACTACAGAGAATAGAGACTATGTTGATATAAACTTTAAACAGTTTACCCCTACATGGACAGGGGATAGGTCATGGAAGGTGTCAGGTGAAGCTCCGTATTGGAATGCTATATCATCTAAGCCTATTGGTCCAGGTAGATATGGTTGGTATGGTTATAAAGTAGGAGCAACTACAACTATAAGTATAAAAGGTCAAAATATAGTACATAGGGTTCCATCGTCCACTTCTTCATATAATGGGATATCATCTAGCACTACACCAGAACCCTCAACTGTAAGTTTTGATAATTGGCTCAGAGGTATAGAGGAAGTAATACGAAGTAGTTTGTCATCATACTATAATATCATACGCGTAAGTGGCAACACTATACGGATACAAGCAACTAAAGCCACTATAAATATAAGCCCATTAGATGTAGTTATTAACGTAACTAACAATACTAAAAGCGTTGAAGGAGTTTTAAGGGCATCGACACAATCGTCACTAGTATCCACAGACTATTTTGATACCACTACAGGTGGTGGTATTGTTGTTAACCTCTCTGCTGAGTCACAAGCATATAAAGAGAGGGGTTATATATGGTTTCAAAAGTCAGACCCTATTAACAATTATGTATATACATGTAGAGTAACATTATGGAATTTAGCTACATTAGCAGAAGAGCCTTTAACTGTTGTTAATGTCACAGCTTCAGCTACAGATGGTGTAGGGGGTGCTGCTGAGTTAATGGCTACAGCCTTATCAGGTTTAGATAGTAAACTTGAAGCATCATTGGTGTCTGTATT